GAGCAAGATAAGCAGTTATTCACTGAGCAGATGGCCGAATCGGTGCAGTCTATTCAGCAAATGGCTGAGCAGTTCGCAGACCAAGCGGCTGACGTGCTTGAAGCAATTAAACCAGAACCTAAAAAGAAATTACTGCGCGTAGTTTCTGAGCGAGTTAACGGAAAACTAACAGCAGTACCCGAATACGAAGAATAATCTACTTGTGGAATCACAAGGCCACGCTTGAGAGGCGAATATGACAAACGATGCAGTAGTTGAAGAGGTTATCGAGGAACCAACCGAGGCGATAGAAGCGGAAGCGATAGAGCCAAAGGACGAACCAAAAGACCAGCCAGACCCATCACCTGACGAAGAAAAAGATGCGATTCAAAAACGTATCGACAAGGCAACACGTAAACAGCGCAACGCGGAAAGAGATCGAGATTATTGGCGTGACCAAGCTCAAAAGAAAGAAGAAGAGCCTGCCCCACCACCAAAGCCCGATCCGATTGAAGTTAAAACGCTGGAAGATTTTGAATATGACGAAGGTAAGTACCAATCTTATATCTTTGAGCAGGCCGCGAAACATGCGACCACTGCGGCTAAATCCGCACTAGAAGAAGATAAAACAAAGGCTGATGCTAATATTCGGCAAAAGGCGTTTCAAAGCAAAGAGGATGAATATAGCAAGACCGTTGAGGATTATATGGAGGTCACTCGTGACAATTCATTAAGCCTCACAAAGGAGATGGTGGATATTGCATCATCTGCAACCGATGGCCCTGCCTTATTGTACTACTTAGCGAAAAACCCTGACATTTCTGCAATGATTGCGAGACTTACTCCAATGGATGCCGCAAGAGAAATGGGAAGAATTGAGGCCACAAAATTAAGCGTTGAGTCGAAAAAACAAACAGACGCGCCAAAACCTGCACCAAAGATTGATGGTGTTAACGCTGGAGTCAAGAAGAAAGAGGACGATATGTCCATTGATGAATGGCGAGCTATGCGGCGCAAACAACGAGATAAAAAAAGGAATAAATGATGGCAAATTCAATACTCACACCCACTATGATTACACGAGAATGTCTCGATGTACTTCATGGTAAATTATCGTTTGTCGGTAATGTAAATCGTCAATATGATGACCGATTCGCTAATGATGGCGCGAAAATAGGCTCAACGCTTAATATTCGTATGCCTTCTAAGTACAGCGTTCGTACTGGCGCAACACTCTCAACGCAAGACCACGTAGAGCGCTCAACCCCGTTAACAATTAACTCACAAGCCGGTGTCGATGTTTCATTTACATCTGTTGAGTTAACAATGTCTATGGATGATTTCTCAAAACGTCATATTGAACCAGCGATGAGTCAATTGGCTGCACATATTGAGAATCAATGTATCTCAGACGCTTACAAGCTTGTAAATAACTACAACGGCGTAACAACTACATCAGGGCAAATCACATTCAAGTCATTTGATGGCATGGGTTCAATCTTGACAAATAACCTCGCTGGTTATGCTGATCGTACGGCGTTACTTAACCCAACATCACGAAATGAATTCAACGATGCAACGAAAGGTTTGTTCCATTCGTCTACAAACATCGAGAATCAATACCGTGAGGGCATGATGGGTCGCACAAGTGGCTTCGATGTATTAGAAAACACTTATCTGTCTAGCCATACAACAGGTACGTTAGCAGGAACACCGTTAACAACTGGCGCGGCGTTAGGTACGTCAACAACGGCTAATGCTTGGGTATCTCAAACAGCTATGTCTGTTGATGGCGCGACATCGGGTACAACATTAAAAGCTGGCGACATTATTACTTTCGATGGTATTTATGATGTTCATCCTGAAACTAAAACCAATACAGGTTCTTTGAAGTCTTTTGCTGTTCAGTCAGATGTTACATTGACAACTTCAGCAACCGTTTACACTGTAACGGTTAAGCCTGGTGTGATTTATGGCTCAGGTAATGGTTACCAAAATTGTGCGTTATCTGGTATTTCCGATACTAATAACAACACTGTTACTCTAATCGGTAATGTTGGCACAGCTTACGGGCAAAACTTAGCTTTCCATAAAGATGCATTTGTATTTGGAACGGCTGATTTAATCGATGTAAGCAAGTATGGAGCATGGGGCGCACGTCAATCAATGGACGGCATCTCAATGCGTATTGCTAAACAGTACGACATCACTAATGACGCAGTACCTTGCCGAATTGATGTGTTGTACGGATTCGGTGGTTTATACCCTGAATTAGCAGCGCGTAACTTCCACACGTTGTAACACTTTGGTCTGCTCGTTGTCTTTGCGTTTTCCTTCCAGTGACGCATTGATGGTGGGTAGGCCCCTTATTTAACTGGAGGGAAATATGAAAGAACAAAAACGACTCGGCAAACGGCATAACCAGCAAGAGGTTAGATCGAAAGCCTTTATCGCAACACCGGCTTATGATGGCAAAGTCCATACAGACTACGCCGTATCACTGGCAGAGACTTGCCAATTAGCTACAAATCACGATGTCGGTATTATCGCCTCAGTGATGGGGAATGGTGCTTTTATTGAGCTAGCGCGAAACTCCTTTGCAAAGATGTTTCTAGAAACCGATTGCACCCACCTATTTTTTATCGACAGCGACTTACGATGGGAGCCAAGAGCCTTTTTAGGGTTAATGGAGTCAGGGCGCAAAGTTTGCTCCGGTATGTACCGAAAGCGACAAGAACCTGAAGAATATCCAGCGCGATTTATTGAGGATGCTGACGGCGGTTTACAGATTGAAGCCGGTGGCTGGATACCCTGTAATCGAGTGCCTACTGGCTTTTTGTGTATTGAGCGCAGTGTAATCGAGGAAATGTCCAAAGACGTGAAAAGCCTATCAATGGGCGACCAAGGGCTAGTACCTGAATTATTCTATACCCGAACCGTTGAAAACGAAGATGGTACGAATAGCTTTATGGGTGAGGATTTCGCATGGTGTGACGATTATATGCGTAAATATGATGAGCCTATATGGGTTTGGCCTGATTTCGACTTTACTCATGCAGGTTATAAGTGTAATTGGCAGCACTTTATTAAGCGCACCGTTGAAGAGATGGAGCAAAAAACTGGGAGTGATAAATAATGGAAATAGTCGATAATTCAACTGAGGTTAGAAAAACACCCGTCACAGGTGATGAGCTATTGATTGGCGCAGGGAATAACAAAGACAAGCAATTAGCCTTACCTGATGCAAAAGAATGGGCTGATATGGTTAGCATTGATATTGACCCCGACTCAAAACCTGATGTGATATGGGATTTGATGCACATGCCGCTCCCTTTCGAGGATGAAACATTCAAAGAGATTCACGCTTATGATGTGTTGGAGCATTTAGGGCAACAAGGTGACTATAAGCAGTTTTTCGCTCAGTTTGAGGAATTCTATCGCATACTTAAGCCAGGCGGCTATATTATGGCCGCAACGCCTATTTGGGATGGGGTTTGGGCTTGGGGCGACCCAGGACATACTCGCGTCATTAACGAGGGAACCATTAACTTTTTATCTCAAGCAAACTACGAGAAAGACGTTGGCAGCTCAGCAATGACAGATTATCGCCATTGCTATAAAGCTGATTTTAGTATCGAACACTCTCAAGAGGTTAACGGCCGACTGTGTTTTATCCTGAAGAAAATATAAGAGCCTACTACATGGATCAACCAATGGAGGTGTCTATCGAGACACAAACCGTCTGTAATGCTGCATGTACTTTTTGCCCTTATCCAACTTTAGACCGTATTGGTAACAAGATGAGTGATGAGCTGCTTGATAGGTTGATTGATGAGATGAGTGAGTTTACAAAACCATTCTCTTTCTCACCCTTCAAGGTTAGCGACCCCTTACTCGATAAGCGTTTAATACCAATGCTTGAGAAGGTGAACGCTAAAGTGCCGCTAGCCAGTATTAGAATATTCACAAATGCTTCTGCTTTAACATGGGAAAAATCTGAGCAGCTTCACAATATTGATAATGTTGACCTTTGGTTATCCGTTAACGAACACCGAGAGGATGAG